ACTCATAGATCGCAGCCGTCCAGAATATCTAACAGCTCTTTTGCAAAATCTTGAATTTGCTTACGCAAAAGTGACTGATGAATTTGCCGTCGGCACAATTGCTGGTGCAGGTCAGCAAACAGGTGTCAATGCAAACACAGCAACCGGATTTTTGGGTTACACATCAGCTGCCGCTGGTGCTGTTTATTCATCATCACTTGGATTTGCTCGCAACATCGTTGTTTCTCCTGGACAATGGACAAACATCATGGGTTACAACGACAATGGCGCACCGCTATACAACGCAGCGCAACCATCAAATGCAGCCGGTAATGTGAGAGGCGATTCATTGCGCGGTGTAGTTTCACCGGGTCTTAATCTCTTTGTTTCTCGCTCAATTGGCAACGCTGGCCCAACAACATCAACCGGAGATTTTTCAATGGTTGTTATCAATCCAGATGCATGGACATGGTATGAGTCACCACGCTTTACATTGCGCACAGCAATTCAAAGCGATGGAACTATTGATATTCTTTACTACGGCTATGCAGCAATTGCTCCAAAGATTCCATTTGGCGCAGCATGGAACCAGACCTGATAACTAAAAAATCAAAATCGGTAGCGGTCGCTCCCGAACGCTACTGACACGAAAGGAACCGAGATGCCTGCAATAGTTAACGCCTCACAGCTTAGACAAATTTTGGGTGTCTCGGTTTCTTTATATTCGGACGCACAGCTTGATTCTTTTATAGATTCCGCTGAGCAAACGATTTTGCCTTTACTTACGCAATACCAATCAGCGGTGACTTTTGCCGATGTGGATAATGCCGTCATTTATTTCACAACTATCCGGCCAAATTATTTTGTGCCGGGGCAATCTGTCATTGTTACCGGGGCCGGAACCTACAATGGCACTTACACAGTCACCGCTGATCGTATTGAGCCATTTACATTCACAGCTGCAACAGCAGCTGCTGACCGGACTTATCCATTGCCATTTATTCCAAGCGCACTAGCTACATTGAGCGGATCATCAGCTGCACAGCTGTACGCAAGCACACCACCCATTGAAAATGCAATTTTGGTCGTATCGGTTGAAATTTTTCAGAGCATTACAGCTCCCGGCAATCAAATTATGGCAGACAATTTTCAACCATCACCATTTGTGCTTGGTCGCAGCTTAACAAATAGAGTCGTTGGTCTGTTAGGCCCATTTTTGGATGTTGAGGCAATGTGCCAATGACCATTGAAGCTGACATCCGCACACCATTGCAGACCGCACTTTCAACTATTGCAGCTAATGTCTATAACGGCATTCCAGAGGCAATGACATCTCCAAGCATTTGTTTAATTCCGGACGCACCTTATCTTGAAAGCGTTTTGATAAATGGATCAACCACAAAAGTTAAAGTCAATTTAACTGTCACAGGTGTTGTTGCTTATATGAACAATGCAGCAGCTTTGGACAATCTCGAACAACTAATGATTGACATTATCAGCACAATGCCAAATGGCTATGTCGTGGGCAATGTCAATCAACCACAATCATTGGAAGTCGGTGCAGGTAAATACCTCACAGCCGATTTACAAGTCAGCACCTATTACACCAACTAAGGAGAAATCATGCCAACAACAATCATCACCGGCAGAGACATAACATTCACCATTGATGGTGATGATTTTGATGCTCAGGCCACATCAGCAACATTAACTGTTGATTCAACAATCAATACATTTCAGACGCTTGATGGAAAATCCTATTTCACAACAGACACTCAAGGATCATTTGCTGTTGAAATGCTTGCAGACTGGGGAGCAGCATCGTCACTTTGTGAAGCACTCTGGACAGCTGCAACAAGCGCACCACAGACTGGATTAGCGGTTGTGCTTGTGGCAGACACAGGTGCATCATTTGCATTTGATGTGCAACCAATTTTGCCATCAGCTGGTGGAACTGCACCAGATGCACAGACTGTTTCGCTTGCATTCACATGCGTAACAACACCAGTAGCAACATTTAGCTAAGAAAAGGATACGGGAGCATGAAACTACCAATCACAATCGAATACACGGACGGCAATGCTGAGACATACATTGCACATCCAGCAGAATGGGCAAAATGGGAAAACAAGACTGGCAACACGATTGGACAAGCTCAAGACAAAATGGGCGTGTCTGATCTGTTGTTTCTTGCATACCACGCAATGAAAAGAGAAATGGCCGGCAAACCAGCTAAGCCATTTGAGATTTGGTGCGAGACTGTTGCTGACATAATTGTCGGTGATGCAAACCCAAAAGTTATAAGTCCGGAAGCATAAATAGGATTCTTTGGGAGGTAGCCATAGCTAGTGGCCAACCTCTTAGCGAATTTAAAACAGCTGAGGATTTATTGACAGCAATAGAGATTATGGAGAAGCGAAATGGCTGAGGATGCGGTGGCTTTTGATAAAGCTGAACTACGATCAATCATTTATGCTTTCAAAGGCATGGATGATGAAGCTGTTACAAAGGCCAAAAATGTGTCCAATGGTCTTGCCACTTATCTTCAAGGCAAAATTATCTCCAAATCTCAAGGCCGCGACATAGCTTCACGCCGCATTGCCGAAGGCTCACGGGTAAGCAAATCATCAAAGGTTGGCGAAATGTCATTTGGATTTGCCTCACAAAAATTCTCAGGTGGAGGCACAACTCAACAGCTTTGGGGCGGCTATGAATTTGGATCAAACAAATACAGGCAATTTCCAATTTGGTCGGGTCGTGAAGGTCGCGGCTCTAAAGGTTGGTTCATTTACCCAACGCTAAAGGCAGAACAGCCCCAGATTGTTAATCAATGGGCAGAGGCGTTTTCACAGATTGTTAAGGTGTGGTGATGGCCGCTCAAGGATCAAGAACGCTGAAGCTGTCATTGCTGGCAGATGTCGCGGAATTTACAAAAGGCATTAAAACAGCTGGCAAAGACACAGAATCAATTGGCGATCAATTTACGGCATTTGGCAAAAAAGCCGCTTTGGCTTTTGCAGCTGCCGGAGCTGCAATTGGCGCATTTGCGGTTGAGTCAATTAAGAACGCCGCAGCTGATGAAAAGGCTCAACGGCTTTTGGCATTGACAATTGAAAACACAACAAACGCCACAGCTGCCCAAATTGCAGGTGTTGAGAAATACATCTCAACAACATCCATTGCAATTGGTGTCACCGATGATGAATTGCGCCCGGCATTTGCAAGATTGACCAGATCAACAAAAGATGTTGAGGATGCTCAAAAATTATTGAATTTGGCTTTGGATATTTCATCAGCTACTGGCAAACCTTTGGAAGCTGTGGCTAATGCGCTTGGAAAAGCTTATGATGGCAATTTAGCTTCATTGGGTCGTTTAGGTTTAGGCATAGATCAATCAATTCTCAAGTCTAAAGATTTTGATTTGGTTTTTAACACACTTACAGACACTTTTGGCGGTTTTGCAGATAACGAAGCACAAAGCGCGGAAAAGGCTTTTGCTCGCATAAAGATTGCTACCGATGAGGTGCAAGAACAAATTGGCGCGGCCTTGCTTCCGGTGATTCAAGAATTGACAGCGTTTATTCTCAGCGATGTTGTGCCTGTTGTTCAAAGCTTTGTAGATGGTCTGACTGGTCAAGATGGACTTAAAGACGGATTGACCAATTCACAGATTACAGCTATTGAATGGGGCAAAAAAATACGAGGTATTATTGCGACAGTAATTGAGCTTAAAGATGAATTGATTGCCGTTGCTGCCGTAATTGGAACACTTTTTGTTGTTTCCAAAATTAGTGCGGCTGTTGTGGCTACTATTGCGCTAATCAATACTTTGATTAAGGCATATAATTTGCTCAAAGCATCAGCAATTGTGGCTGGTGTTGCAACGGCATTTGCATTAAATCCATTGTTGGGTGTTGGGGCTGTGGCACTAGCTGCTGGTGTTTTAGCTGGGGCAAATGCTTTGGCAAGATCGAGTGATGTTAGTGGTGCAGAAACTTTTGCAACAACTGGCACACCCGGAGCAATTAGCGGTGGAAGTAAATCAACGACTAGCACGACTGTTTCTGGTGGTGGCGGTGGTGGCGGTGGTGGCGGTGGTGGCGGTGTAGCTAGTGCTGTGGCAACAGCTGCAAGCGCAACAAAAGCCATTACAGGTGCATTTACAGATTCCCAAAATGCAGCTCGTTTAGCAGCTGCCGGCGGTGGTGGTTTTACTGATTCTCAAAACGCTGCACGATTAGCCGCTCAAGGTGGAATTACAATCAATGTCAATGCTCCATCAATCATCAATGAAGAAGGCTTTACGCGGGCAATAAATGAAGCTCAAAACAACAGTTTTTTTAGAGGCACCGGTGGTGCAACTAATTTAGTGGGAATTTAATGACACTATTTAATCCTGTTTGGCGCGTAACTATTGGCGGTGTGCAATATCAAACTGCCATTTTGGCCAACCTAACAATCCAAAGCGGTCGCACAAACATTTATGAACAAGCGCAAGCTGGCTATGCAAGCCTACAGATTATCAACCTTGACCAATCTAATGTGTTAATTGGCATCAACGATTCTCTTACAATTGAGCTGCAAGATTCCACAGCTACATTTGTGCCGATTTTTGGTGGATCAGTTGTGGATATTGGCATTGCCGTAGCCGAGGTTGGCTCGGTTGATTACGCACAGCGCATCAGCATTACGGCATTGGGCGCATTGTCTCGATTGCCAAAGGCATTAACCGATGGCGTACTGGCACATGATTTTGATGGTGACCAGATTTACACAATCTTAAGCCAAGTCTTATTTGCACAATGGCAACAAGTACCAGCGGCTTTGACATGGGCAACTTATGATCCAACGACTCAATGGCAAGATGCCGAAAACACAGGATTGGGCGAAATTGACAGGCCGGGCAATTATGAGCTTGCGCAACGCTCCTCCAGTCGTACCGACGTTTATTCATTGGTTGCAGCTCTCGCGAGCAGCGGTTTAGGTTATTTGTACGAGTCGCCAACGGGCCAAATCGGGTATGCCGATTCGACACACCGGACAAATTACCTTGCTCTCAATGGCTATGTAGAACTGACAGCCAATCATGCTTTGGCATCAGGATTAAGCATCCAATCACGCACGGGCGATGTCAGAAACAACATCACCATTCAATACGGCCAAAATAGCAACAACGAAACCGATGCGAGCGATGCAGCATCAATTGCGCTTTATGGCGAATTGTCACAGATTTTTACGACTACATTGCGGCATTTGGCCGATGCCGTAAATCAGGCAAATTTCTATCTGGAACTCAGAGCCTATCCACGATTTAATTTTAACAACATTACCTATGAGCTGACCAACCCAGAGCTTGATGATGCCGACCGGGATAATTTAATCAATGTGTTTATGGGCATGCCGGTTGATATTGCCGACCTGCCAATCAACATGAATAGCGGCGATTATCTGGGTTTCGTTGAAGGCTGGACATTTTCTGCCCGATATAATCAGGTAAGCGTTTCAATGATTTTATCACCAATCTCATTCTCGTTGCAAGCCATGCGATGGAATGATGTGCCGGTGGTGGAACAATGGAACACAGTCAATCCAACTCTGGATTGGATCAATGCCACAATTGTGGCGTAAGGAGAAAACAAGTGGCAAACCCAACTACAAACTATGGTTTTGTTTTACCCACACCGACAGATTTAGTTACTGACCTGCCGGCAGATTTTGATGTTGCGCTGCAAGGTGTTGATACACGCCTTAAAGCACTTAATCCATCAACAACGCTTGGTGATACAGATTATGCATCAGCAACGGCAAACACCAACACTCGATTAGCTATTGGCTCGACTGGGCAAGTCTTAACTGTTGCGGGCGGTATGCCAAC